CGGCATACGACCTCGTGATGTTACTTGAGTTCAGACGTGTGCTCTTCAGATCTTCACCCTAACACTTTCCCTACAGTGTTACCCTCGGTACTAAAGGTGTGGTGATATCCCACTTGTGTACTCGAGTTCGATTTCCACCAAAAGGTGGTCTTCAAACCGCAGTCTCCTCAACACGGGGGAGACCACTTTATCCTACTTTCGTAGTTTATTTAAGGACCATACACGGCCCATTATCGTTTATCAGATTAAATGTCTCATAATCAACCCGAAGGTCTCATAATCAACTACTGAACGGATAATCTTTTTGTTTCAAAGAACGTTTCGGACATTTCCAATTTGTTTTACAAACTTACGACTTTTTTTTCAATCTGTCAAGTAGTTTGTCTACTTTTTTTTGATTTAACTACCGAGTATCTTTCATTCCCTATAAGTGTTAAATCTTTTACAAACTTACGACTTTTTTTTCAATCTGTCAAACTTTTTGTAAAGATTTTGAGAGTTGTATCTGAATCGTTGTCATTCTCAAATCTTTTACAAACTTACATCAAATATTTGGTAGTGTCAAATAAATATATCAAAAAAATCAAAAGTTTAACACGTTAGTTAAAACTTCCTTAATACCTGATGACATATTAAGTTCATTAATTTGTTCTAAAGTCTTATATGCACATTCAGTATGTTCAAAACCATCCATAGCATTTTCCAAATCAGGAATGATTATAGTATCAGTATCTAAAAGGAATACATGTAAAATAGTTTTAACTTCACCCATCTTATTAAGACGATTAATTCTACCAAGCGATTCAATATCACCATTAACCTGAACACCCATTTCTTCATAGAACTCTCTATACGCAGCCTCCTTTGGGTCTTCACCCTCTTCTATACCACCCATAGGTATTGCCCATTTTGATGGTTCGTTAATTTCCACAGCTCTCTTACAAACTAAACATCTGTCATTTACTTTTACAATTATTCCCGCACTTTGTTTCATAATACTATTTATATATAACTATGTTTGTAACAATAAATAAAGAAATCTTTAAAGTCAAAGTTTGTGAAACCCAATCTGAAGTTGAAAAGGGTATGATGGGTCGTGAATTCATCGGATTTGACGGTATGTTATTTTTTATGGGTGAAGGTGACCACAGCTTTTGGATGATGAACTGTATTATTCCTTTGGATATCATCTTTATAGATGAAAACCATAAAATAACAAAAATACACCATAACTGTGAGCCGTGTGAGTATGAACCTTGTAGAAGATATGAAGGTAATGGAACCTATGTATTAGAAATAGAAGGTGGTCGTTGTCAAGATGAAAACATAGAAGAAGGTGATATCTGTAAGTTCTTAATTAAAGTTTAACCTTTCTTACTTTCACCAATCTTTTCCTGTAAGACATTAACAAATCTATTTTGTAACATCTTTAAGAATTTAATATAAGGTGAGTCATCTTTTTCAGAATCATATTTAGGTTTACCTTGTGGTGGTCTCTTACTTCTTCCGATGTAATTTAAACCAGATATATTTGTAATACACTTGTGTCCACCTGAATTTGCTTGGATAACTTCCCATACAGGAACTGAAACACCATCTAAAACACTCCACTCTTCTTCAGTTAGTTCAGATGATTTCTTTTCCATCAAAGATTTAATATCCATAAGTTCTTTAACACCATCTTTCTTATCCAAGTATTTGTCACCATAGATTGCCGCAAAGTCTTTAAATGTAAATCCAACCGATTCTTCTTTAGCCGCAGTTTCAGATACCCATTTGATTGTTGATAGTGGTATTTGTTTTTCTTTAAGTTGTGCTTCCCAATGTCCTAATACCTCTTGAGCAATCTCACCCAAGTTAACACCTTTAAGTTCTCTTTCCTTTTTGAAGGGATTACAAGACGCTTGGAGTAATCCAAGTGGCCAAGCAATAACAAGGAAGTCAGCTTCAGGATTGTTTCTAAATGGTGTATATCTGTCGTAAGAACCTGGTTTTATCATACTACCACCACCATACTGAACGATGATATTATCTTTAACCTCAACATTCTTATGACCTTTCATTGTCTGAACATAATCTTCTTTATTCTTTTCTAATGAAGATATGTCAGCATATCTATTTGTCTTCATCAACTCTTTTATCTTATTAAAGATTGAAAGGATTGAAGGTTTACAATCTAATACCAACGTTTCTAAAAACCCTGGTTTACTTTTGAACGCCAATAATAGTTTGTTTGTTACTAAACCTAGTAACATTCTATTTTCTTTAGCACTTTTTTCTTTTGATGTTCCGTATACGTAATTCATCACCATTTCAGGTGTAATGTTTTTGGAAGCATAATCCGCACTATCAACCATTGATATGGTTGCAACATCTTCAGGTGTGAAAATTTCAGATGCTGGAACAATCTGTGAAAGGGTTTCAACATTTGAACGAGCTCCTCTGAACTGGGTTGACTTTGTTTCTTCAGCACCTGCCTGTCTATCATGGTGGTCAGTGTGAACAACGAACATAGGTTTTCCGTGAGCAAAATCCACAAGGACTGGCATAATTTCACCTGTCGCATCAGCCTTCTTAACGGCAAATTCCTTATCTCCGTATTGGATTACCTCAACATCAACAACTTTAATCCCGTTGTCTTCAAGGTATTTTTTCATTGCTAATGCAGTTGCAACACCATCTAAATCTTGGTGAAAGTATATCTTTGCTTTTTTGTATCTGTCAGAAAGTTCTCTTATGTTTCTGATACCACCTTCGGAAATTACCTTTTTCATTAATAATAAATATTGTAACAAAAAAAAAGTTCACCATAACGATGAACCTTTTAAAGTAAAAAAGTAATATACCTCTATTTTAAAGTTAACAAGTATTTCAACTGGTTAATTTCCGCTAACATCTCATCACGGATGTTTAATAAATCAGAATCCATCTTTGGGTCATACTCTTCTGAAAGTCCAACAAGATAATCACAAACTGAACTAACATATTCTGTTAAATCAAGTTCTTCAATATCACTACCACCTAAAGAATAACCACCTTTAAAACTCGGCCTTCCGTGTTTTCCCATACATACTTCAACAAACTTATCAATCAAATCATCAAGTGAATCATAAATACGTCCATAAGCTTCGTGTCTTGATAATGATTTTGTTTGCCAGTGTAAAACTCTAAATTGAGTTTGAGTTTCTAATAAAAATTTAACAACTTCTGAATTTTCCATTACAACATTTTATAATAAATATACTCATAAATGAAAAATGGAGTTATTTAACTCCATTTTCAAATTCCAACTTTTGTTGATTCTTTTGGTCAACAAAACTTTGTATTCTTTGTTTCGCTATTTCACAATAATTTGAACTCAATTCAATACCTACCCATCGTCTGTCGTGAACAACTGCCGCTACACAACTGGTTCCTGAACCATTGAAGGGGTCTAACACCACATCGTTCTTATATGATAGAATCTTGATTGCCTTTTCAGGAATATCCATTGAGAAGGTCGCCTTGGTTAATGTACGAGTATCAGCAAAATACTTCCATTGTCCGAACACCAACTCCATGAATTCCTTTTTATCTTGTTCAGCGTAAGCAACTTTGTTCTTCCCATCTTCAGTTAAGTATGGCTCACCTTTCCATTGTGGTTCACCTTTAACTTTCTTAATGTGATGTTTCTTATAAGCCAATATCACACATTCCTTTGGGTTATAGATATAAGGAGCCGATGGACTCATCCAAGAACCCCAAGCGGTTGTCTTACTTCTATGTGGTGAGTCTTCTTCAAGGTCAACAATACCATAAAACTTAAACCCAACTTTTTTCATCACCTGATATAGTTCTGAAGCAAAGAATACTCTACCACCTCGTGCTTGTACATTTACTTCGTATGGGATGTTAATGGCAATTCTCCCATCATCTTTAAGTAAACGATAAGCCTCAGTTAACCATTTTTCAGACCACTCCCAATATTCATCCATAACAATTTCATCATTATGTGTGTCATATTGGATACCTACATTATATGGTGGAGATGTAACCATTAAGTCAACCCATCCTTCAGGCATTTCACTCATCACCTCAATGGTATCACCATTGATTACTCTATTAATATAATTCTCAATCATTCTGTAATTTTTCTATCTTTTTTTCAATATACCACACCGCCTTTTTCAAGTCCTGAACTACGTTATCTTTCTTACCAGCTCGTGATAGGTATTTGACTGCGTTACCCAAATAAAAATCTTTATCTAAACCCCAAGCGTCAATGACTTTAATTGCTTCATATGGATTATCTTCACCACCATAGTGTGATGGGTGATTAACCATTTCTTTTTGTTCTGACATAATAATCTTTTCCGTATTTACTTTCTTCAATTAATCCTTCTTTAACAAGTTGGTCAATTCTTTTTCTTGTTTCATCAATACCAACTCTTAAGATGCTATCACAAATGTAAGTGATGTGAAGTGGTTTTTCAAGTTTTCTTAACAGAACTTCATACGGGTCTATATTGTTTCTCATATTCTTTGAATTTGGTTTCTACTTCAATGGACGAAAATAAAATAGCATCAGCGTTAAGATAGTATTTTATATTTTCGGGATTCATTTCTATCTCGTGTATCTGTAACTCACCAACTATTTTTTTGTTGAATCCCATATTCCAAAAATACTAATCTTTTTTTAGATTTACAATTGTTTTTTTCTGAATTATGTAACTTAACACCTTTCTCTTATAGATTGGTAGAAGTGTATTTTCAAATGGTAGGTCGTTGGATGACATCAATTCAAAGATTGGTAAATCATTATCTTCACCTAATTCTTTCATAATTGTTTTAATTACCTTTCTTGATTCACCATCAAATAATAATTTAACTGCAAACTTGGAATCATGTTTAACCATGTCAATTCCACCAGTTGAGTATTTCCAAATCTTTTTGTTGTTGCCAGTGAGTGTAAAGAAATATCCTGTTTCTAAATTTTGGTTTTTCTTTTCGTTGGTATGTTTGATTGATACTGAATCGTATGTTAATGTCCAAAGAGCTTTGATGACATTGAAGTATTCAAAGAATTTCGGTCCAGCATATTTTAGAATCTTATTTAGTTCCTCCAACTCATCGTCGTTTAACTTTGGGATTGGTGTGAATTTAAGTTCGTTGATTAGTATTTCATCGTCAATCACTTCAAATTTTTTGTTAACGATGATGTATTTGAACTCCGAAGATATTGTTTGTAGATTTGCTAAGTGTAACGACATTTCACTGAATAACGGATACAACTCAAACTTTTCAATCTTATCGTCACAGAAATTTAAAAAGTCCATCAACATATAATACTTATGTTCGTAGTCAACTGGTTCTGTTAACAACCAGTCTGTTGATAACTTAAAATGATTATCTTTTTTTGATTTTCTTCTTTTTGGTTTTGTTTCCATTTTACCCTTCTATTTGTAAAATGTAATATGTTTCACCATCAAATTCAATAGTATCTTCCGTTCCATCGTAATAGTTAAGTGTGTGTCCAATACCGTCAGAATCAATTACGTCTTTTTTGAACTCCGATAAATTAATGAAGTCAGCTAAATTTAATCCATAATTTTCAATGATTGACATAGCAGTACCAGAAACCAAATCATCTACCAAATCTTCAACCTTAGCATCAATTAAATCTTCAGGAATAGTTTTATCACTATCTTTTAACTCATCAAGTTCTTCATTTAACTCATCATATTCTTCTTGGTCTATTTCAGAATCTTCCAATCTCGCATTAATTTCATCAATTCTTTCCTGAACTTTCGGGTCACTATATTCAAAATCGTCCTCGTCAAAAAATTCTTCAAGATTTCCCCTTACTTCTTCTTCCTCACCTTCACGGAAATAATCTTTCAATTCTTCTTCATCCAAATGATTTTCAACAAAACTTCTGTTAAATCCAGTTATTCCTATATCATCAATCAATTCATCAACTTTTTCATAAGCTGCTCGGTAGGTTGTTCTCTCATCACCCACCGCCCATCTTTCTTTTGTTTCTTCCAAATCATTTGTCAAAACATAAAATACTCTCATTCCGTAATATCTGTAATCATAAACCAGATTATACAAATCAATTCTTTTCTCAAGCTCTCCAATTTCTTCCTCTATCGTTTCCAAATCCAGTAAGTTTTCATTATCCTCTGTATCAATCTCTATTTGTTCACGTTCTTCTTTTTCTGCATATAACTGCTTTAATCTTTCATCATCACCAGGTTCTTTCGCTTCAAAATCACCTACTGAAGAAATAAGATATTCAAATAATACATTTGCATATTCAGCAATATCAGTATTTGAAGTTTCTAAATTCCATTCATCATTCGCTCTTAAAGTTTCTTGTTCCGCTTTCTTCTTTTCTCTTTCTCTTTTGATGAGCATTTTTTCAAGAGGTGTTCCATATTTTGATATGTATGTATTGGTAGTCACCACACCTTCAAGTGAATTAACCTGTGTGTAACTAACATCTAAAGAACCTTTAACCGTAATATTTGTTATGTTCTTAGCCTCTGTTCTACTTAAATTTAAATCTCCGTCAACAACAATTCTTTTACCTCTAAATTGTTTCATATTCTGAACCGCCTTACCATCATATCCGGCAAACTTTAAAAAATGAATATATTGTTCAGGTGTTATAACAACCTCGTTATCACCTTCGTTTTCAAGTAAAACCTTAACAACGTCTCTAATTTGTGATATGTCAATATTAACTCTCATATTAAATTATATTAATAAATATTAAAATAACTATATTATTTACTATTAAATAACATGTGGTAAATATTTATAGTAAAATACTAACAATATGAGTTGTGGATGTAAAAAAACAAATGTTTCACCTGAACAGGTGAAAAAGTTAAGAACTGAAAGTATCAGAAACGCAGTTCAAAGTACTATTGAGAAGTATTACAACAAAAACAAGAAAAAGTAATAAACCTCTAATAAATTAAAAACGATGAAAAACAACGGCGGTGGTGGTTGCGGATGTGGAAAATAATCTTTCCCGCAACATAAGAAAACTAAAAGGGGAATTTTTCCCCTTTTTTTATATTTATAATTATGAAATTGAATGAAGAAGAAAAACCAGAACTAACATCTTTTCAAAAAAAGTTAATTAATCTTATCGGTAAATACCAAACTGGTGATATTGACTCCGAAGATATTGAAAAGTTCATTGGTGGTATGGATACTTTTTTTAATTTGATTAACAAACATGGAGTATTAAACTATATAGACCCATTCAATTCAGACTGGTCGGACTATCAAAATATGTTATTCTATCAGTTTATACGACAAGACCCAAACTATGTCTATAAAATTATGGAGGAGGAACTATCCGACATAACTGAAATTGAAGATAAGTATTATTTTGATTTAGAACAAGCCGGTGATTTATCTTCCTTCTTTTCAGACGGAAGAAATGACATGAGTAAAAACACAATAGAATCCGTATTAAATGGTGACCACGACTTATATTTCGACACCGCAACCGACAACATATACAGAGATGTTTATGACGAGTTAGAAAAAGGTTACCAACAAGAAATAAAAAATTATCTTAAAGAAGAATTACTTAAACTTGGGGAATTATCTATTGGTTATAAAACACCTGAACTAATAGAAGATTTAGCAAAAGAACAAGGTGATGAATCAAAACTTAAATTAGATGATAATATTGTAACACAAATCATTAATGACAACGATTGTTTGGAATATTGTTTAAATAATCTTGGTTTAGAATTGAGCCAAGAATTATACTCATTATATTCAGGTTGTTACGAGTCAGTTTACTCTAATGAAATATACAAGGGAATAATGGGTGAGTTAGTAGGTGAAGTAATTGACAATGATAAAAGGGAAGATTACAAATAAAAAAAACATGATTATCACCGTAATACTTATTCTGAAAGATGGGGTGTTAGATCTGAGGTAACAAATACAGCCGCACATAACGTAAAACTTTGGATTGAAGAAAATAAAAATAATGAGTATGAAACTATTTCATATTTTGGTAGTTATGAAAAATTACTTACAAGGTTATTCAGAGATGGGACATTGAGTTATCTAAGAACTACAAGATTTCCAAATTACCTTAATTTCATTGATTTTAGAAAATGAAAAAATAAATAATTAA